TATTTTTATTTCAATTTTATTTATATCATTATTTAGCACTGTATTAATTTCTTTTATTTTTGTAAAAACTAAATAAAAATTTGTAGATAGTTTTTTATTTATTATTATATTTGGTTTATCTATGCTAATTATATTATTATTATTATTAATAATATCATAGTCATTTTCATATTTAATATATTTACCGTTTGATTCTAACCAATTATTTATAAATTCTAATTTAACTTTAATATCTAATATTTCAATGTCATTTAAATATTTTTGTATTACCTTATTTGTATTATTAGTAGATAAATAATTATATATATTATTAACACTTGATATACTATTAGTTATAATACCAATTAAATTATTATAACTGAATAATGTAGATAAATTTATTGGATTTAATATCATATATTACTATAATATATTTATTATAATCTTATATATATTTAATCTAGATCTTCTACAGAAGCACCCTTACCTTGGGCTTGGGCAGGTGAAGGGCTTGCTGGCATTCCGGCAGATTGATTAAACATATTTGCAAAGTTTGCACCATCGGCACCTTGTACAGATGCACCTGGTGCCATATTGAATCCGGGTGGCATTGAACCTGCTGGCATTCCTCCAGGTGGCATTGAACCTGCTGGCATTGAACCTGCTGGCATTCCTCCAGGTGGCATTGAACCTGCTGGCATTGCGCTACCATTTTGTGCTGCATTAGCTTGATATGCTTTTTGTACAAGAGGTGATAACACTTTCTCAACATCTGAACGTTTAACATCAAGTTCTTCCGCAGATGCGGTTGAGTTATCTTCTAGCCATTTGATTGCATCTTCAACAGTTGTCTTGACAATATCATAATCATCGCCAAGAGATGTCTTCATCTTTTCATCGTCAACAACAGTTGTCTTCATCTGATAGCAATAGCTTTCAAGTCTATTTTTGGCTTCAATCTGCTTGGCAACCTTAGCATCCTCCTCCTTATAGGTTTCTGCATCTTTAACCATCTTCTCGACTTCTTCCTTAGATAGTCTGTTGCTATCATTTGTAATTTTAATCTTCTCTTCTGTACCAGATGATTTCTCCAATGCTGACACATTCAGAATACCATTTGCATCAATGTCATATGTAATCTCAATCTGAGGTGTTCCACGAGGCATTGGTGGAAGTCCCTTGAGATGAAATTCACCAAGCTTATTATTATTTTTAGTGAGCTGACGTTCGCCTTCAAATACTTGGATTGTCACACCTGGTTGGTTATCACTTGCTGTTGAGAATGTTTGTGTCTTCTTAGCAGGAATTTGTGTTCCTCTAGGAATAATTACTGACATTACACCACCTGCTGTCTCTACACCAAGAGAAAGAGGAGCAACATCAAGAAGGAGCAGCTGATCTAGTTTCTCATCCTTAGTTCCTGAAAGAATGGCAGCTTGAACTGCAGCACCATATGCAACAGCTTCATCTGGATTAATTGTGTGATTTAATTGCTTACCATTAAAGAATTTAGATAACATTTCTTGAATCTTTGGAATACGAGTAGAACCACCAACGAGAACAATTTCATCTACATCAGATTTGCTCATCTTGGCATCTTGAAGAACAGTTTCTACTGGAGTCATTGTCTTTTGGAAAAGATCAGCACAAAGACTTTCATACTTGGCTCGTGTTAAAAGAACATTCATATCTTGTCCCTCACTTACAGAATCAACCTCAACATTTGTTTGATTGGATGTTGATAGAATTCTTTTTGCTCTTTCAGCAGCAGTTCTAACACGACGAAGTGCTCTTTTGTTAGTAGATAGATCTACTTTAGATTTTTTCTTAAATTCACCAACAAGATAATCTACCAGTTTATTATCAATATCTTCACCACCAAGGTGAGTATCACCGCTTGTTGCTACGACTTCAAAAACTCCATCGTCGAGAGTTAGAAGCGATACATCATGTGTTCCCACACATGTTTGTTTTTATGAGAGTATTTAAACTATCATTTCTCATACTTTCATATGAGGTCAGACTATATTTTATTAGTTTATTTAATATATTACTCCAATTAGATGGAGTAATAAAATAGAAATTATTATAATTATTATTTTTAATTAATTTATCAACAGCTTTTTTTTTCTCATCCCATTTACCAGATTTTACATCATTCTGATGCCATATATGGTTATCTTTTAATTCTATCAAATCATTATTTATTTGAAAATCAACTCGATATATTCTATCAACCCCATTAAAATGATAACTTACTTTTGGACCATTCGATACCAATATATTATTATTATTACACCAAGTAATAAATTTTAATTCTAATTTTGATTGGTATAAAATTATATCATTATTAATATTATTTGTTCTTCTTATCTTAAAAATCTTATTAGTTAATGAACAATCTTTGCAGAATATCTTGATATTATTCTTAAATTTTTTTAAATCTTTAGCCCTCCAATATTGATTACAATTATCGCATTTTATTATTGGTTGGTGATCTTTAAAAATAATATTATTTATTTTATCATAAAACATATGTGTAAATAACATCTGATTTGCTGATTTATAAATTGGCCAATATTCATAATTATTAAAGTCATTATACTTATCATTACCTAAACTTTTAAGATTTTTTAATATTTTTTGATATTCATCTTGAGTTAGATGGGATGAAAAATAATTATCTTTAAAATCATCATCGTTATCATTAAATTTAATGATAGCAAGATCTCGTATCTTTTTAAAATTATCATGTACTTTTAATTCATCTGGGTTTTTAATATTATTTTCAGTCATTAATTTGGATTGTATTAATCTTTTATTTTCATCGTGATTTCTACATAAATAACATCTAGCCACATTTCTATTTAATTTTCTTAAGAATTGTGTTGTGCCTATTGAATGTTGAGCTTGACAAAAAATACATTTATAACAAAATATTAGATTATCTTTTTTTTTTATCTGTTCTCCATTTATAAAAAGACACCATATACTTGCTTTTTTTGCAGAATATTTATTAGTAAAGATTTTACATTCAATATTATTTATAATGATTTGTGTATTAGTACTTTTATTATTTATATTTATAATTGAGTTAATTGTTTGCTGTTGCATTATTAATTAATAATTTATTTCTATTTAAATATATATTAAACTAATTTTGGTCTTCGTGGGATTTAAAAATCCTAGTCGTTGAACCTTCGCCATTCTTATTTATAAGAAAAGCGCTTGGCTGCTGATTGTCCATTGTTTTAAAATGATAATCATTTTAAATTATTTATCTTTTTTTCAAACCTTCACACTTATACTTTCGTATTATGTTGTGGTAAAGATAACTTTAGGAGTTTCCAGCAATTAACCAAATTTGGAGTTTTGAATTGTTTCAAAACACCAGTGGTCTTAAACCACAGGAAGCAGAACTTTACCTCCGAAATCAAAAATTAAAACGTTTTTGGATTTTGTACTAGCAGTATCGAGACCATATGCAATAGCGGCAGCAGTTGGCTCGTTAATAATACGAAGAACGTTCAAACCAGCAATAACACCAGCATCCTTGGTTGCTTGTCTTTGTGCATCATTGAAATAAGCAGGCACAGTAATAACAGCATTTTTAACTTCTTGACCAAGGAATGCTTCTGCACTCTCCTTCATCTTTCCAAGAACCATAGCAGCAATTTCCTCTGGTGCAAACTGTTTAACTTCATTTAAATAATTAACTTGTACATATGGTTTTGAATTCTTATCAACCACACTATAGGTAAATTGTTTCATATCATCTTGTACAACCTTATCATTAAACATACGACCAATTAGACGCTTAGTATCATATACAGTATTAGAAAGATTGCCAAGTGCTGCATTCTTAGCAGCATCTCCTACTAATCTTTCTGTATCTGTAAAACTAACCCACGAAGGGGTAGTACGATTACCTTGATCATTTGCAATAATATTTACACTTCCATTTTGATAAACAGCGACACAACTGTAAGTTGTACCTAAATCAATTCCAATACCGACACCTGAATTATTTGACATTATAAACTATATTGAAAAAAACTTTAAACCATTTAGTATTTTGTATATTAAATGATTTTATGAAAAATTATATAAGAAATATCAAAAACTTTATATAGATTATAATATATAATGAGTGATTTATCATGGACACGAACTATGATTCTCGGTTTAATACCAGGAGGGCAATTATATGCACGCTTATTTAATTTTGGCGGTTCTATGGATAAGTTATGGCTGCTTTTGCCTGCATTCTTCCCACCATTTAGTTTGATACCAATGATTCTTTTAAAACTTGGTTGGATAAGTATAAAACAAGGTAGTGGCTTTATTAATCCCCTAAATAAATGGCTATTATTACCTATCATTACAATTATAATGATGCCATTTTTATTAGATCATGTATTTAATTTAGATAATGATAGTTTATTAGGATTTTTAATAACATTTGTATTTATTATTACTGCTTGTTCTATAACTAATATTATAAATATGCGTGGTAAATGTAAAACTACTACTTTTAATAATGTTGGAAAATCTGTAATGGATGCAATAACAGCTTATGGTATTGCAACATTCATAACATGGTGTATAAATTTTATACCCATAATAGGTGAAATAATTATTAGTATTGAGATGATACCATTTATTGGTCATATTATAAAACAAAGTATATGGATATTGGGTTATATTGTTGGATTATTTTTATTAGATAGCTTTAATCAAATATCATCAGATATTTGTAATATATCATGGCACGGAACTAAAACTGATAAATTATTAGCAGGAGCAAGTTCTGGTATTATTCTTCTAGATTTTATAATTTGATATCTTTTATTTCAAATTTTAAATTATTATTTTTTTTCTTTCTTTCATTCTTAATATATTGAAAGCAACATATATTATAAGCAACGAATATACTAGTACCTATTAATATATTTTTTAACTTCATTATATTAAATGATAATATTTTATTATTTAATATAATATTTTCATTTTTTTCTAGTTAAAAAATTATACTCGATATCTTTTTTATTATCAGAATTTAATATTTGAGATAATTGTAATGTAAATGAGAAATCTTTTCCTCCTGTACTAATTTGATTGCCCAAATAATCTACTAATTCTATATGTAATGTTTGAATATTAGTTGGTTGTTTAAATATATATTCTTTATTATTAAATTCATTTAATAATACATCCCCTATATCTGAATTTAACAATATTTTTGCAAAAATTTTATTATTAAATACATCAATATAACCCCAATCATTTATTTTTATAAATATATAATTTTCAGTAGTCATATTACTATATTCTTCGGCTATCGTGGGTATTCCCATTGTACAAACATAAGTATTTTTTCTAAAACCCATATAATATCCTAATGATGGATAATTAGATAAAGTTTGTTGAGTTGATTGTACAAAAGATATTGTTATTGTTTTTGTAGTATCAATATTATCATCATTAAATATATTATTATCAAATGTAGATGAGAATGAAAAAGAATTTGCATACATAGTTAGCTGATTTGGCCAATAAAATGCAAATATCTTATTAAACATTGGTGTTCCAGTATTTTCTGGATATTTTCTATATTTATCTAAACTTGCATCTACAGAAGAACTATTTGGATTTAATAAAGGATCACTTGTTTTATTATCCTTGTATTTATAGAACCTTATTTGATTTAAATCATCGTAATAATCATTACCAATATTCTGCGTACATATATCTATAATAGCTTCATTTATAGTATCACAAATAAAACTAGAATTAACATTAGAATAATTAGCATCATCATTTATCAAATCTGAATTTAATAATGGAAATGGTAATTGTAATTTTATTTGTAATGGTTGCATTGAAGGATTATAAGGATGTGGTACTGTAAATATTATATAATTATTATTTTTAGAAGGATCAATAATAGGTAAATAATCTAAGTTTGGTAGTTCAATACTAGTCATTTTTATTTTACTTATATTTTTATAAGATGAATTTAAATTAATTTTATATTTACTTTCATCTGGATACAAATTTAATTCCCTGTATCTTGAATCAATATTAATATATATTTCTTCCATTATTATAATAAATATTATTTGTAATATAAACTAATTATTAGAATATATTTCTTCTTCAATTGTATCTTTTATTAATACACGAATTAATTTAACATTATTTTTTTGACCAATACGCCACGCTCTCCCTATTGCTTGCGCCTCTATTAATTTAACTTCTTCTTTAGGTGCATCAATTGGTTCTACAAATATTATGTGCGTCGCCTCTGTTAGATTGGTACCAGATGCCCCATTCTTAAGACTCAACATTATAACTTTTGCATCTGTACCATCTTTAAATCTACTAATTGCATTATTACGCATAGCAGCATTACCCTTTACATTTGTATTATTAATATTATTTTCTTTCAAAGTATCACTAACAAGATTTAACATATCATCCCATTGAGAAAATACAATAACCCTATTGTCTTTCTCTTTTATAATATTTTTTACAGTCATAATAATAAACCCCAATTTGGTTCCATATTTATTAATAATATCATTATCTGATTTTTTTTCTTCTTTCTTCTCTTCTACTAATATTAATTTTTTAGCATCAATCAGTTTCTTACATAAAGGACATTGTGATTTTAATGATATACATGATTTAATACATTCCAAACAATATAAATGCCCACATTCTGTTATAGTTGGTTGTGTCATTGTTTCCATACACACAATACATTCAGCCATTTTATTCATACCATCTGTTTTCATTTTCTCTAACATTGTAAATAGATATTTAGACTCTCTCATTTGTGTGTCATATGATTTTTTTATCATATAATAAGCAGGATTATTATGTGCGACCAATTCACTTAATTTTTTCTCATATTCATTATAATTCTTCTTATGATGTTCTATTAATTTATCTTGCATAATAGATAGACTTGGAATATTGTCTCCAAAGATCTTTTTAGTACTATTCATCATCAATAAATGGCAACATAGTTTCTGTAAATTTATTTTTGATTTTTTTGTCTTGTTAATATTATATAATTCGCGTTCCATTTCAGTTAATTCTAACCAAATAGTTTCCTCAATATAATCAGGAATTTTAATTTGATTGATCACATCCTCTTTATTATGGCGAATACATATATTATTAAAAACATTATCCCAGAAATACTGTTTGTATATAAAGTCTGATAGAATATCATTTGAACTTTTATTAGTAGAATTCATTGAAATATGAATATTATTTTTTTCATCTGTTAATTCCATATCAATAAATTTACTACAATTTATTAATCCTGTTGTATTTATAAAAGGCGTTCCTGACACATACCATTTAAATTTTGCATCTATTTTTAATAACCACGTTGATATGTACCTGTTTAATGAATTATTATTTAATAACTCGCCAAATAATTCGTGTCCTTCATCTACAACCAATCTACTAAAATGAAAGAATTCAAAAATTGGATCTTTTTCTAGTAATAATTCTTCATAAGATTTTGTATCTAATAATTTATTTAATTTTTCTAATTTTGTTTTAATAAGATGATCAAGATAGGTTGATGGAGAACATTGTCTATAGTGCAAACTAGTATAATATTTAAAATTCATAATAAACTGATTACTAACAATAATAATATCAGCGTTTATAAAATCCTTAAATAATAATTTTATATGGCTATTTTTTGTGAGAATTGTGAGAACATTATAGTTTGGCATACATCTTTTTATTTCTGTGGCCCACTGTTTAACCAAGTGAGATGGACATAAAATGACCGTTGCATTTGATACAATTTTCTTTTGTCCATTATTTAATGTTATAAGTTTATCCATAATATTATTTTTATTAGTTGCAATTAAAGCCAACATACTAATTGTTTTACCTAGACCCATAGAATCGGCAAGATAACCACCTTTAGTTTTTATAGTTATAATTTGTTTTGTATCTGTATATTTATATAATATTGGATTATATAATAATTCATAATCATCAAAATTAATTGGAGCTGTATATTCCATTATAAAATTATTAACGTTTTCAATATTAATCATTTTAGTTAAATTTCTTTTTTGATAATCATATAATTTTAATTTAAATATATTCAGCGAAGGTTCTGTTAAATCATTATAAGACACAAATGATTTGGCCATAAAGTTTTTACCTTCAAACTCATCAATAATATTAAATTCAGCAGATAACACATTAAATAATGCTAATGATTTATTAATATAATCAGGAATTAAATTTACATTGATATTAATCACAATATCCATCTTATATTGATAATCCCCGTAATAACTAATAACAACATTCATTAATTTAAATTCACCATATTCAATTTGCCATAATGGATTATTATTAACATACTCAAATAATATATTACTATTTGTATAATTTATAATATGAATTTTATTATAATAAGTTTTATTATTTTGTTCATATTTTAATATCATATTTTGTTTATCATCAACTGCAATAATTCGTGAATTTATAGGCGTCTCTTTAATTATTGTTTTTATTAATATTGGGATAGTATATAATTTCATTATTAAAGATTATATTAATTATTATTAAATTAAACTAATTTCATTTTTTATAAAAATATATCTAATTCTATTATATGACTGAATATATCTATAATATATATGATTATATCTTTACAAATCATGAAGTTAATAATATGGAACCTAATATATATTATAATCTAGAAGATGATGAACAATATACATTTGTATTTAATTTTGATATAATTACAATTTCTAAAAGTAAAATTAATAAATTGAATGACACATTTATTAATTTACAAAATTATATTAAAGATAATATTGATAATTTAATGATTGCAAGTATTACAAAAAAATATATTTTAAAAATATATGTTAATAAAATTATTGATAGGATTGAATTATTTAGGTTATTAAATATATATTGCAGATGGACTACTAAATATAGTATTAATACAAAAGTTCTTAGATTTCCTCATTTGGAGGATGCTTTGATTGGTTGTTTATTTATTTATTATGCTGTTGATGATACTAAGATTATTAATGATAATAATTTTGATAATGCTGAATACTCCAATTGTATTATGAATATAATCACATATATAAATACTATGAATAGATATAATGAGGAAAATATGATACCTGATAAAAATGATATTATATGCGCATTATCATTAAATTAAAAAAATTGATAAATAATATTTATAAATAATAATATAATAAAATAATAATGACAGATAATAAGCTATTTTTAATTTCAGCATTAGGAACATATATGGAAGAAAAAATTAAAATACCAAATAATATAACAATAATCTATTTGTCTAGTGAGACTGAAGAGATAGATCTAATAAAAATCAAAAAAATTATAGATTTTAATAAAATGAATGATTTTATAAATAATTATTCTGAATATTTATACAAGTATGAGTCGGGTGAAATGATAAATAATAATTATTTCAGTATTATGAATGGTATTATAACAAAATATGATCACTTTAATAATAATATCTATACATTAAAAATCCCCCAAGGATTGTATCAAATACCTAATAATAATTTACTAATTAGCGATTATACTTATCCAAAAAATATAAATTATATGGAGAAAGAACTAATTGAAAAATCGTGTATGAAAGATAGTATCATTAAAAATAATTTTACATTAAATGACATATTTAATGAATATTCTAATAAAAAATATCATATGATATTTTTTATTATGGCTTCTAGAAATAATATTAATACTAAGGAATATATTAATAATGATGAAGGAGAAGATTTTATTTAATCATCGCCCATATCATCGCTCATATCAATAGATTTGTTTCTTCTTTTTAATAAAATAATTCCTAAAATTATTAATATTAATACAAAAACACCAACACCTATCCAAATATATAATTTTGATTTGCTCTCAGACTTTGGTGTATCATCTGGTGGGGTTGTAGGTGTTTCGCCTTGCGGGGTAGGTGTTGTAGGCGGAGGTGCATTCGGTATTGCTTTAGGTTGTCGGCCTTCTTTTGTAGCAGCTTTATTATATAAGCTTATTACTTGGGTTATTATATCACTTGAATAATCATCATTGGGGTAAGTTCCTCCTGTACTTTTGTATGATGACACTTTATCATAATCTGCTTTTAATTGACCTTGTTGTGCCAATAAACCTTGAATATCTGTATTTATACTAGCAGCATTGATAGAATCTATATAAGTTTGAATTTGTTTATTATTACTATTAATAGTATCAATAGTCGGATTATTTTTTACATTATTATCACTAGTAGTTTTAAATCCAGTTAATTGATCTACAAGACTTTGTATGTCGCTAGATGACAATAATGCAAAATCATTACTATGTATTTGTTCATCCATAGCTGATAATTTATTATCAATATCAAATTGTTTAGTTCTAATCGCGGTTATAGAATCATTTAATTGTGATGTTGAATAATTCTCACTAGTTTTTAATAATGTTGCGGCGTCTAGTATGTCAGTATTTATTGCTTGAACATTTGCTGTTGATATTGATCGATAATTAATAACATTTGATTTTGCACTTTTTATTTGAGTATGTAGAGCTGTGAAAGTACTATTTATTCCTGTTGCTGAATTAAAATTCTTTGTGTCGTCTGATGTAGCGGCATCTGCAGCCTCTTGTTGCGCAACTGTATCAGGATCAGGATTATTTGATGTGGGTGCAGAAGATCCGCATTTATTCTCTTGATGAATACTTTCTAATGTTAAAGAATCTATATTTGAATCACCAATATCTAATACATTTGTACATATTGATACTGATGGTGTTGTATTAATCATATTATTTGTACGATAACATATACCTTTACCACTTCCTGCACCACTTCTACTAAATTTCTGACAATCACCAGCAATTGAATCTGGATAAAACATATTAGCAGATGCACCATATAATGGCAATGTTAAATTGGATGCACCTTTACCAGATACATCACATACTTTCTTTGCTATTGAATCAGAATCTGCATATTTATCGGGAGGAACACCACAATAAATATTATTACCATTATTAGAATTAAGATGGTATTTATATGGTATAGTTCCATCATCATTAAATGATCTTGCTTGAAGATTTAATGAATTACCATAAGGATTATTTAAACAACCACATTCAGGTACTCCTGTAAATGGAAAATTATCATCATCATAGCACATACCATTTTTAGAATTCCATTCTACTACTTGTTTTATTGGATTACCATCTTTATCATAATCAAGACCATATTGCAAACAACCTTGTTCATATACTTGTTTAGCACAATGATGAATCATAAAATTATCACACGCTGTATTATCTTTATCTGTAGATCCTGTTTTAGTAAGAGTAGTACCACTTATATTAGGATCTGTTTGAAGAGCTTTGTAAGCTGTCCCTGTCATTTGATATCCTACATATGTAATATCTAATAGTTTTGGATATGCTTTTCTTTTAAATTCTGTTAATAATTGAGCTATTGATTTTTTTTTAGGGGGAGATTTTGAATTATCTAATATAGGATCAATATCATATGTAGGTGCTAGGTCTTGAAGTTTTTTTAATTTATTAGGATCAGTATCAGGTAATTTTATTATATCATCTAATGGTATTGGATATTTAGCAACTTTATGATCTTTATCAATAAATAATTTATTATCATCAAATATACGATCTGGAGGTGGTGCTCGAGCACCATCTTTCATTTGTGAATATTCAGTTGCTATAATAGGTAAAGGATATGATACTACATTTGCTTTTAAACTAATAGTAGGATCGTCTGTTGCATTAGTACAAAAGGCCTTTAATTGATTTACAAAAATTGGATGACCAGGATCTTTTTTACCAAACATATTCTGAGCAGATGCAGGATCTTGAGCTCTTGGTTTTCCCGCTTGATACATTGATAATATAGTGTCTCCTTTTTTCTCGTCAGTTGGTTTTTGTATTGTCCCCAATGCAAAAGGACTCATTACATCAAAATCTTGTTGATTATCTATAAAACTCCAAATTGTATTCCTTAATGTTAAATCTGTAATTACATCATTGCCATCAGATTTTGGTGAACTGTTTATATCTTTCATATTATTAATACTATTAATTTTAATTAATGGATCTACATCTTCTTTTCTTTTAGTAATCTGATTACCCATAGTATTATATATTATAATATATTATATTATATTATTTTTATTATATTATTTTAATTAGATAAATAGTATATCTTTGTATTATTTTTATCTTTTATTATTATTTCATTTAAATTTAAATTAATAAGATCAGTTTCTTTAATTTCTTTTATACTTTCAGTATTAATTACTAATATTTTATTTTTAGTAAAATGTAGTGCTGCTACATCATTTATATTGATTAAATTAGGGGATGCTAATAATTTTTTATTAGTAAAATCTACATTTGATGAAATATGAGGTATTAAACTTGTATAATTACTTCCATCTTGTTTCTTATTTGATACCGCATTAACAGCAATTATACTGTTATCAGAAAATTCTTTATCTTTTATATTTATTAAGAATACTGGAATATTTTTTGATATATTATTAATACAATGTTCTATACTATTATCTTTATCTGAACACATATGTTTTTCTAATGCTACTATTTTTTGATCTTTAATAGTTTTTATTAAAGATCTTATTTTAGGTTTTGATAGTTCTTTATAATCAATCATTACATAGATATCTTTTTTATCTTTATTATTAACAAATTCAATATATTGTAATGCATTAGTTGGGTCATTATATTTTATAGGAGATGCAGATACTATTATATGTTCTGTATTTAATTTAGCTGGTTGTTTTTTCTCATTTAAATTACTCATATTTTCCAATATATTACAAGAATTAAATACATAGATTAAACCTATTACTAAGAGTAATAATAATAATTTATTCATTATTATTATTAGATATTATTTTTTTTATAATTTATAAATATTTCCTTCAAATGGATTGTAGATTATTAGATTTTGATATTCTGTTATTGATAATAATTTATTATAATCTCTTTTATTATACTCATCAATTATAACTATTGTATTGGAATTATATAAATCAATATAGCAATATTTTTTTTGCATATGATTATAAGCTATTTTGGTAATATTATAATCTTTAAAATAATCACATATAGAATCTTTATATTTATTAATCTTTATCATATCATAATCTATTCTATCTAAATATTTTTTATAAATATTATTATCTGATAATATAAATTTTATTGCAACTTTAATATTATTAAAATCACTATCATATTTAATAGGATGATGAATCGCAATTGATTTAACCATGTTAATATTTTTTGAAATATGTAATTTAACCAAATCATATTTATTTTCAATATAACATTCTAATCGATGGATCATAAATTGTTGATATATGTCTTTTGGTGTTAATTTTAATTCAAAAAATTCATCATATTTAAAAATATTTTCATCATAATATTTTTTTGTAACAGTATAAAAAGTATATTCCCTTGTATCTGTCTTAATATGTAGATCTATATAATTCTCATCATAATATGATACGTAAATATCCATTATATTATGGTTATTCAGTTCTAAGAATTTTTTAAATTTTTTTATATCATCTTTTATATAATCTCTTATTATATTATGTTCTTGTGTAATATCATGATAGCATAATAAAAAATTATTCTTTTTATATTTTCTACTAATTATAATATTTGTCCCACCTTGGACTAAATTTAATTCAGTTATAATACAATCATTTATTGTATCAATTTGAGTCATATTAAATGGTAAATATCCAATCTTCCGATTATCCTTGGTATAAGCACCAATTGCATTTGGATTTATTTTATTATCTGGATTGGGTATTAATTTAATAGTATCACCTAATTTTAGTGTTTTAATAGTATCAGCAAATGAAAATGTTCCAACAATTTTAAATGATTGCATAATAATATATTTATATTATTATGAAATTAAAAACGCATAAAAGAATAATTATATTTACATAGTATATAATGATTAGTATCCTGATGCCAATATATAATGGTATTGAGTTTATTGATGAATCTGTAAAAAGTATATTAAACCAAACTTATAAGGAGTGGGAATTAATTATTGGTGTTAATGGTCATCCTAAAGATTCTTATGTTTATAAAATTGCATTAGATTATATGAATGATAGTCGTATTCGTGTTTTAGATTTATATAATTTCAAAGGAAAATCAAATTCATTAAATGAAATGGTCAAATATTGCAAATATAGTCATATCGCATTATTAGATGTTGATGATAAATGGACAGATAATAAACTATCAATACAATCACAATATATGGCAAATTATGATGTTGTTGGGTCTAGATTTTTGTATTTTGGCGAAGCACGTGGAAATCCTAATATTCCGACTGGTGATTTATCTAACTTTGATTTCTTTTCTTTTAATCCAATGGGTAATTCAAGTGTTATTATTAGAAAAGAATTATGTTATTGGGATTCAGACTGTTTTGTAGAAGATTATGACATGTGGTTAAGATTAAAAAAACAGGGTAAAACATTCTATAATTGTAATGAAATATTAATGCATCATAGAATTCATTCACAATCTTTTTTTAATGCTCAAGGGAATTCTAATCATGTTCCAAGATTATTAGAAAAACATAGATCATGATAATTTATGAGTATGTTTACATTCTAAACACGTCACAAAAATTGTTGGAGGTTCATCGCCAGATCTCATTTGTCTTTCTGTAATTTTACTATTTGATTTTTTGCATTTAGGACAAGGAAATGCGGCTGTCCCTTTTTTACTATTACTTTTAGCCTCTTTAATTTGTTGTTTCTTTTTTATATCAGCAAACTGTTCAGGATTTAATTGATCTGGATTCATATTTGGTATATCTTCTATTTTGATTTCTTTATTTTTTATAGCATTTAATAGATATGAATTTTTTATTTCTAAATATGAAAGAATTTCAGTAATTTTTGTTTCATAAACCGAATCTAATAAATAAGGTGTATCATTATTTTTTGTATATTCATTGCAAAAATTATATATAGCTTTATCAATACTCTCTGCTGTTTCTTTATCAGTTAATTTAGTTAATTTACTAATAAAATTATTTTTTATTTCTTGCTCAATACTCATTAATTATTATATATAATATTATTTTATATTATAATTATTGTTCAATTTTTTTGAATTTATAAAATTGCGTGATTATAAAATTGTGTGTTTATAAATTATAATATATTATTTAAAATAATGAACAAAAATCCACTAAATCAAAGAAATTATACACAAATGAACAGAAATAATACTATGCAAAATAATAATTCACAAGATATTGATAAAAGATTAGAATATCTATATTTACAACAAAAACAATTACAGGATCAAATATTAGAATTAAAAACTCTATCTGAAAATAATAAAAATAGAAATAATAATATTAATATTAATACTAAAAAACCACCCTCTAATATAAATATGCAATCATTAATTAATAATAAAAACCAAAAAAATACTATATATATTGATTTAAAAGCATCTGATGATTTGGGATATTTATTATGTAATGTGGCATTTGGTTTAGCTGCAAGTTATAAATACAATATGAATGTTAGTTTTACAAATTATAATAAATCTTATGACATATTTAAATCTTTGAAAATTATAGAGAGCAATTTAATTAATAATTGTATTAATATTAATGAGCCAAATATGGCTTATTATAATAAAATTAAACTAGATCCTAGTAATAGTTATTTATTGTCTGGTGCATTCAAGTCATATAAATATTTAGATAAATATACTGAGAAAGTAAAAAAATATTTATTTGATAATATGGATATTAGTATAATAAAACAAACATTAGCTGATACTGCACAAAATAAAAAAAAAATATTATTATATTTACCTGACAACGATGAATACATTAATGCACTAGATACATTTTTTATAAATAAAGATAAGAATGAATATAAAATATTTTTACTATCAGATAATAATATTAATAGCGAAAAATATGATATTGATAGAATAAATGAAGAAAATCCTGAAAAATTATTAATTTTATTAACATTATTTGATCATTATATTATTAGAGATGATCCTCTAGCATTATTAGGTTATTATTTTAGAGATAATAGTTTGGCGACAATATCATTAATACCTAGTGATAATATGTGTATAAACTTTAATGATATTATACCAGATACAAAATTATATATTGATTATCTTAAGAAATTAGATAATGCATATATTATTAATTTAGAAGCGAGAAATGATAATAAAATAAGATCTACAAGAGAGATGTTAAAAATAGTAAATAAACCAGAAATATATAAAGCGCCTAATGAGGATAATAATATTAATATCAGTTTATCTCATATTAATATATTAAAGAAAGCAATAGAATTAGATTTAGAATATGTGATAATAGCTCACGATAATATTAAAATTTTAAATGAAATGAATGTATTATATTCTATTAATACTATAATGAATAAATGTAATTGGAATATTATTATTATAGGTGGATTATGTATAGATCGTAAAATAAATGATATTTATAGTAGAATTATTTCAGCACAATTACCAATAGCATACATGATATCAAAGAAATATTATAATGTACTATTAAATAATTTTATAGAAGGTTATAATAAATTATTAATAAGGCCAGATTATCCGATATATTTATTAGATGAATATTGGAAAAAACTTCAAGATAATGAATGGTATTCTTTAACTAATAAATATATTTATATTCAAGATAATTATTATAATAGTGATACTACTATGATTGATTATAAGGATTTATTTAAAATAAATAATATAAATATATGTGATTACTTAGATTATATACCAATAGTAGAGCTATTTAATATTCAAGACATTTCTGATATTAATCCTATTTTTCATAATTATAAATATATAATAGTTAATTTATTATGTAGTAAGGTAGAAAGAACTTTTATTAAATATCCAATAGATTTATTAACTAAAAATAATTACGATTTGATTCATTTACAAAAACCATTTATAAAAAATGCAAAACCACTCCAATTAAACAATTCAGATGTATTTAATAATATAACTAGTAATAATTCTAGTGCATATTTATTAAATAATTACTTGTTAAAAAAAATAATTAATAATCCAAATTATATTATAAATAATAGATTTAATTATAGCGTATTAAGAACAGCTGAATTAAAAGTCCCTATATTTTTTGATTATAATGATAATGAATGGATTAATTATTATAATCAATTGATAAAATGAGCAACTGCATCAATAACCCATTTCTTTATTATATTAATAGAACCATATTCTCCAATTGCATTGCAATTAAAAATTAAAGATTCTAAATCATATAAATCATTAGAGGTTTTTAAAGAGGCTAACTCAGAATAGGTTGCTATATTATTTATATTGAGTTTCTTTTGTTCTTGTTCTTCATATCTATTATTTATATCTACAGGATTACTACTAATATAATAGTCTTCTTGATATAATCTGGGTTTGAAAAACATTTCATTTACATCAATAGTTCCGCGAGAATTATCATAATCTGGTGTATTCATATGCATCATATCACACCAATATTGTACATTTTTAGAATAAGTTGTATATTGTGTCAGTTCATTTCCAGATAACCATGTTCCAAATCCTCTCAATCTATATTTATTAATAATTTCAATTGGATCTTGAGTTCCTGAAAAGTATTTATAGTCAATATTCATATATGTCATATGCGCAGTAATGCACGATGGAGTCATAAATACATTCACATCATTATAATATGCTCTTACACATGGTAAATGGAACTTTGCAACAGTTGCAAAGAAATCATCATATCTGACTTGAAATAATTCTAAATTATGTAATAAATGAGGCGATTTGATATTATATTTATAATTGACAATTAATGTAATATCTTGATTTGACTTATTTACAGTTATTGCAAATTCAATATTATCATCAAAGAATTCTGAATATTTTGTTTTCTTTTCATCACTTAACATTGGACTAATTATCTTATCTGTATAAATAGAATGTAATTGTTTTCTAATATCAGGATTAGTATTTGCATTCTTTCTAACATATTGTATGGCCTCTTCCATACCTTGAATATGAGTATCATCAAACTCTAAATCTCTAATAAATTGTTCAGATACAAAGAAATTTGCCTTTTTATTTAAAATTAGTTTTGTATGTTCAGGCTTGGCATTTGATGGATTAAGTTTGCAAATATTTTCAACTATTTGTTTATATATTCTGTTTGCAATTTCAATATACTCAAATGTATCATTAGTTTTAATCATAATATCAATATCTGATTTACTATAATATTCATCAAAAAATTTAGCAGTTTTTTCATTTATAGTACCTTTGAAAATATCTAATAGTGGATGATGTTTTTGCAAACAAGCTGTCATAATACTACCAGTTATTGCAATATTATCTCCAAAAACTATATCTTGGAATAAGTCATTATTAACATCTCCAGTTGTAAATATATTCATTTTTGCTTTGAAATTAGATAGATTAGTAATACCCCGAGATTTATTTTCCTTGTAATCTGGAATACCACAAATATTAGCGTGTGGTAATAAAAATGTATTACTAATTAGAACAGATGAATATGGATTATAGTAATGAAATTTATGACTATAGTGATATACTGGTAATTCGTTAGCTGTATTTATATCAAAAATAAATTCATCATTAGTTTTAACATGACTTTTTTTTATACTCTCATTAAGATAAAATATGATCCACGCATAACCTATTAAATATCTAAACAGATTTGGATATTTATTAATAATAGGTGTCATTATAATTAGTACTTTTTGGTTATTTAAAACCAAATGAGCATAATCTTTTGTAATTAGCATATTTGTAAATAAGAGGAACCTATCTTTTGCACTCAATTCATTAAAGATATTTATAATGTCTTGTTTAGTAAAAGTCTTATTATCATGAATAATATATCTGTTTTTAGTTTTACCAAGTAATATGTCTGTTAGACTATTAAAAGTAATATTATTTGTCTTGAGATAATCTTCCTTCTCAACCTGATCCAATGCATCATTTAATTTCATATCAGTAATAGTTAATCTATCAAACTTGAATGTTCTCTTGCAAAAAGAATTGTTTAAAGTAGTTAAATTATCACAATTTTCCCAAAATGCAGTGTCAGCAATATTATTAATTAAATTGCGAATATTAAATTTAATAATTTTATAAAAATTATTAAAGATAATAGTATTATAAATATTTTCTAAGAAAGAAATTGTAGTATAGTTATTTAGATAAGACTCTAATTTAATATAACAAGAGCTTAACATTGATATGACTATGTTATTATCATCCAAATTATATTTAAAAATATTAAACCTTTCTAATATTGTTTTTGGTAGAATTGTCATTGAGTTATAGTGTATTTTATTTTTTAATATATTAATACTTACTTTCTTTATCATTAAATTTTTACATACTTCTTCATATGTTTTTTCTTCAACAAATGAATTATAAAAATCATCTGGAATAGGTGTATCATTAATACGAGTGAGTACATATGCATATTTAAAATATTTTATAGAATTCACATATGTTATTTCAATCATATTACCATCAATATTTATAGTATTATCTGATTTCAACAATAAGTTCTGCATTTAATATACTTATATTATTTTATTAATAAATAAAGTAAATATCAATTTTTTTTTATAAAATAATAGTGTATTATAAAATAATAGTGTATTATAAAATAATAGTGTATTATAAAATAATAGTGTATTATAAAATAATAGTGTATTATAAAATAATAGTGTATTATAAAATAATAGTGTATTATAAAATAATAGTGTATTATAAAATAATAGTGTAT